ACCTACGATAACCCACAAGGCGAGCGCTCAATGGGTAAGACCGTTGACATGTTTAATGTACTTTATGGATTAGAGTTAACAGAAGAACAAGGCTGGGCATTTATGGCTATCTTGAAGCTAGTGCGTACAAGCCAAGGCGATTTTAAATTAGACAACTTTGAAGACTTAGCAGCTTATGCTGGGTTAATGGGTGAAGCTGCGGCGAAAGGGTAGGAATTGCGCTTAGTCTAATATCTGCTAAAATGCAATAATCAATTAAAGGTGATTACATGAAAACTACAGTTAAGAAGCCAAGCAAGAAGAAGCCAAGCAAGAAGAAGCCAAGCAAGAAAAATCCAGCTAAAAAGAAAATAGCTGGTGTTGGTGGTGATGGTAGTAAAGGGCGTAAGCCGTATGCTTAGTTTGATTCTATTATCACTGGTCGCTGTAGTTAATTTTATTTGCGGGTGGTCGCATAGACTGCTTTGCGCTACAGCTTTGATTATACCCTTTTTACTGCATTGGTTGTTCCTATCTAATCTTGGTGGTGAGTACTTCACAATGGAGCAGGCTTATATTTACTATGTTGGCTCTATGGGGTTATCAATGCTTACAATCGGCTTGCTTGGGTTGATTAAAGGCATTGAGAAAACAAGCACTCACTCACAAATGGTGATTCATCTTCAATTCATATCTTTGTTATTCCTAATTGCGAACTTTTCCGGCTTCTTTCTTTGGTACTCATATTTGCCAGTCGATGTGTATCAATCCCTATGTGTTATCCTTTCACTATTAGAGGTCGCTAGGCTACTAATAAAAACAGATGGCGACAAAAAAGATGGAATTGATAGCCGTGGCAATAATTGGCTTGTTAATGCTAGCCAGCGCCGTATGGGTAGTAATAGGGAACGCTTATGAGCGAAGCAATCAGACCAGTAGTAGAGCACGCAATAGCAAGCCCAAAGGTGGCGGCAGTAGTCGCTAGTGCTTCTATGGGTATAGGTGTTAGCTCTACGGTTGACTTAATACAAGGGGTTCTAGCTATCGTTGCAACGCTTTGTAGTATTGTATTAACGTCAATCTTAATCTATAAGAATTTAACTCAAAGAAATAAATAAACGGTTTTCCGGCGCGCCTCAGGTCGGACAAAACCCCTGTGAATTCTGAGGCAACCTAAAGGCTATTAAGCCTTTTTTTGGGGTTTTTAGAAGTAAATACGAGCGAGATACGGGAATGCCTGAATTTTCAGAAGAAAGACAGCCAGAAAAACGAAGAGGCAGAAGCACTAAAAATAAAATACTTGATGCAATTAAAAGCGAGACTGTCAAAGATCTTGTTGGATTGCATGGGGAGCCTACACGCGAAGAGGCAGAGAACGCCTTTTTTTCTCATATAGCCAAGCGCGCATTCAATATAGACGACAAAGACTCAGGGCAAATGCTTAAAGTCTTAGCAGATAAAGGCTGGTCCAGTGTTAAGCCTACTATGGAAAGGGTGGAGTTTGAATTCGACTCTAACGCAACGCCAGATAAGCAAGCGTCTCAAGTATTAGAGGCGGCTAGTAAAGGATTGATATCACCTGATATTGCAAACATGTTTATAGACTCGATAGCTAAGATGCTTAAGATTGATGAGATCACTATTATCAAGCAGCGACTAGAAGCAATTGAAAAGGCATTAGATGAACGCAATTCTAAAGAAGCTTGATCAATTAGAGTCCATCGTTGTTACTTCTACTGGTAACGGCATTTCAACGCCATTCGGTTTATATGAGCCATCGGAGAATGGTCCTAAATTAGTAAAGACAATAAAGCACCAAAACGGCAAGTGGATTGAAACGGATGAAAATCCACGCGCCTCTATTCCTATTAAGCTTGAGCCTGTATTAACTAGACCTAAGCGATTTATCATTATCATAGGTGGTCGTGGTTCAGGTAAGTCCCAGACAGTAGGTCAAATATGTGTAGTTGATATGCATGACCGAGGCATTAAGACTGCGTGCTTTCGTGAATTCCAAAACTCTATTGATGATTCAGTGCAAAGCCTATTAGCTAATCAGATTAGAAAGATTGGTCTAGATGGGTTTAGCTTTACAAATACATCAGTTAAATCTAGTAATGGTGCTGAGGCTAAATTTAAAGGCTTGGCCCGTAATCCTGATTCTATGAAGTCAATGGATGGGTTTAAGCGGTTTTGGACTGAGGAGGCTCAGGCTACGTCAGAGAATAGTTTAAAGTTACTAACTCCGACCATGCGTGAAGAAGGCGGCTCAATGATCTTTACTGCCAACCCCGCATCAAGTGAAGACCCTTTTTCTAAGCGATTCATAACGCCATTTAGAGAGGTTCTAGATAGAGATGGCATCTATGAAGACGAGCTTCATTTAATTATTGATATGAACTACACGGATAATCCATGGTTTCCCAATGACTTAGATCAAGAGCGAAAATGGGACCATGCAAACCTACCTAGGGCTTTATATGATCATATCTGGATGGGGCAATTTAATGACTCTATCCCTAACGGTTTGATTATGTCCGAATGGTTCGATGCCTGTATTGATGCCCATGAAAAGCTCGGATTTAAAGCAAGGGGTATTAAGAAGGTTACACATGACCCGTCAGATCAAGGTCCTGACCCTAAAGCAATTTCATTAAGGCATGGTAATGTTATTGAACAGGTTGAAGAGCGTGAAGACCTAGACGTAAACGAGGGCATGGATTGGGCGACTGATTACGCAGTGCAGAACAACGCGGACCAGTTCGAGTATGATGTGGGCGGCATGGGTGCGGGATTAAAGCGCCAAGCTAATACTAACCTAGACGGCACTCATGTTGATGTTTACCAGTTTAACGGGGCTTCAAGTCCTGATATGGCTGATGCAATCTACCAGCCTGCCATTGGTGAAAACTCCCAGCAGCAAAAAACAAACAAAGAAGTATTTAGAAACCTAAGAGCGCAATGTTACGCATCTTTACGAGATAGGGTTTATTTAACATACAGGGCAATAGTTCATGGTGAAATATGCGACCCTGAATTACTGATTAGCTTTAGTTCCAACATTAAACACATAGGCAAGCTTAGATCTGAGTTGTGCCGCATCCCTATCAAACCAAACGGCTCAGGCTTGTTTGAGTTGTACACTAAAGATACAATGCGTAGTAAGTTTAAATTGTCAAGTCCAAACCTATCTGATTGTGTTATGATGAGCGAAAGAATTCACATAAAACAAGCAGTCGTACAGGATGTTAGCCACTTACATATTGGCACTAGAAATCATTGGTGAGTAAATGAAAACAACACAAGAAATCTTAATAGATTTTAACGATGCATTAGGCTCAAGCAATGAAGTCAATGAGCAGTGCCTAAAGGATAATGAGTTTGCCAAGATAGCAGGCGCTCAATGGGCTGGCAGTGATAGAGAGCAGTTTAAGAACAAGCCTAAGCCTGAGAATAATAAACTATTCAAAAATATAAACCGATTACTTGGTCAATATCAGCGTATGGAAATGAATGCGCGTATTGCTAGTGCTAGTGATGAAGCAACGGATGAAGATGCTGATTTATTACAAGGTCGCTGGCGTAATGACTTTAACATGTCGGATGGTGTTGAGGCTCTAAACAATGCAGCGGACGAGGCGTTCTTTGGTGGCTTTGGTGCTGTTAAGTTAGTAGCCAAGTATGAAGACGAGGAAAACCCTAAGCCAGAAAATCAGTACTTATGTATTGAACCTATCTATTCTGCCCCTAGTTCGGTTGTATTTAGTGCGGGCGCTATCCGTAAAGATAAACAAGATGCTAACCAAGCATGGCATTTAGTGCGAGTTAATCGTAAAGCCACAGAAGAAGCTTACGGCGTTGACTTCTCATCATTTCCAGAAGCCACAAGCAATGTATTTTTTAACTGGTTAGGTGATACCACTAAAGATGTTTATGTAGCTCATTACTATGAAGTGATTGAAAAGACTATTAACGAGTTTAAGTTTAATATTGATGGCATGGACTTGGTTATCACTACTGGCGATGGCATTAAAGACCAAATGGGTAACAAGATTACCCGTGATGAACTGGCAGAACTAAAAGAAGCTTTAGAGTACGAGCAATCACAGCGTAAAATTAAATACGTTGAGTATGCGTTAATGTCCGGTGATAAGTTTTTAATCAAGCCTACTCGCACGCCATTCAAGTCTATCCCTATTATTCCTCAATACGGCTATCACACTGTTATTAATGGTATTGAGTACTACTGCGGTGAAGTATGCCGCCAGCGTGACAATCAACGCTTTGAAAACATGGGCTTTGGTGGGCTAATGGAGATCATGGCGCAGAATCAGAAGGAAATCCCAGAATATACGCCAGAGCAGATTAATCGTCATGCATCATTCCACGCTAATAAAGACTTGGATAATCCTGCGTTCTTATTGTCCGATGCTGTAAAAGATGCCAATGGAAACCCTATACATTTCGGGCCTATTGGTATACATAAGCCTCCTCAAATTGGCTCAGGCTTAGCGAGTGCATTGCAATACCTTGGCCAAAACACAGCAGAGCAAGCTGGAACTGGTCAAAGTACATTACCAAGTAATACTGCAGCAGCGGCTATTCAGCAGGTTAATGAGCGTCAAGATGATGCTTTTCAGCCACTATTTCAGAATGCAGTTCAAACAATCAAAGCAGCTTGTAAGGTATGGTTGCCAGCGGCTCAGAAAATATACTTTTCAGGTTCTCGCTCTATTCGTATTCAAGGCCCTGATCAATCATACAGTCAAGTTAAAACATTGGAGTACGCATTAACACCAGAAGGCTACGGACCATATAAGAATACAGCCCGTGGTAAGTATGACGTAACTGTTAAAGTTGGCGAGTCTCACAAGTCAGTGAAAGAGGCAGAAGCAGCGGCGGCGCGTGAATTACTTCAATACACCGATACCGCAACCCCAATGGGGCAGGCTGTCTTAATGTCAGCCATTCAAGCCACTACAGGTGAGGGCATGGCATCGGTTCGCAAGATGGCGCGCTTTAATGAAATCAAGGTGATGTTAATGGAAGGCATTGACCCTGATATCAAAAACGATGAAGAGCAGGCCTTTGCACAGCGTACCATTCAGCAAATGCAAGCAGCTCAACAGAATCAGCAAAACCCTCAAGCTATGCTAGCTCAAGCAGAAGCACAGGCCCGTATGATGGAAGGTCAAGCAGCTATACAAAATGAAGTGAATGACGCTAAGAAGAATGAGATAGAAGTGGCCAAACTACAACTTAAAGACAAAGAGCTGAATATTAAAGCTGTCGAGGCAGGTGTTGATATTGAAAACACCCAAGCCAAGACACAAGGCGAGTATTTAGATCAAAACATTAAGTTAGCTAAAGAGATAACGGGGCGTTAAGCCCCTTTACTAAAGAAATTATCCACCAGCTCTTTTTCAGCTTGATCAATTTCGACCATAATATTTCTATCAATCTTCTCAAACATAGCCTTAACTTCTTTGCGGTGAGTATCCTTTATGTCATCTTTTTGTGGTTTGTACCATCCATCAATATCATGATGGTTGCTCTCAATATGTACATTCTTGCAATTATCGCAGACCCATACATTGATCAATGTATCGCCATGCTCATCATATATAGCGTAGTCAATTTTATTTGATTCACTAACATTACTTAAGATATTCCCGCAGTTGCACTTTAGTTTGCTCATTTCCCACCCCTCTTTAAATTAACCATCCAGGCATAATTAACCAAAACAATTAAATCATTGGCAAAAACTACCAACTTTTGCTAGTGCTTGTAAGTTTTTGCTAATCATATAAAATACATGAATGGGAATCGCTAGGCCCATAAATCTAGCGTTATACGTTAGCCATATGAGCGGAGAAATACTATATGGATTCTGGAAATATGTCGGAAGTAGAAATTGAAGGCGTTCAACCTGATGAAGTTGTGGTGACTGAATCAGAGGAATTGGAAGCAACCGAGGCAACACCACAGGCCGAGGAAGTGGAAAGTACAGAGCAGCCAGCGGTTTATATTGAAGATGAAGGCGACCAGCAAGAAGAGCCTAAAAGCGGGGGAATGACCCATAAACAAGCTAAAGCAGCTTTACGAGACGAGCGCGAAAAGCGTAAACGCAAGAACGCTGAATTAGATGAAGCCAAGCGAAAGCAGGCTGAACTAGAAGAGCGTTTAGAGCGTGCAGAGCGATTAGCTTTCGAGGCTAAAGTAGGAAGTGAACCAAAGCTAGAAGATTATGATTACATGGCGGACTATCTCGAAGCCCGCAAGGATTATGATCAGAAGCGTGAAGGTTTAACTCCACCAAAGCCAGAAGAGCCAAAAGCAAAAGTAATAGAACTTAGTGATGATCAAGAAGATCATGCCGATTTTTCACGGTTGGAAATGCGAAAGCACCTGCCAGACTATGATGAAGCGGAAAAGGCAGTTGATAACTGGATTGCTACCACCTATCCCAATATGAGCGGGATTAAGGAAGGTATCATTGCACTATCACACGCCCATGATATTGATTACGCCAAGGCTATTTATGCGATTAATAAAATCCCTGCATTGAAAGAAGAGCTTGCAAAGGCTCCAAATCAAATGGCTATCGTGGCTGGACTTAAAAAAGCAGCAAGCAAGGTTAAGGTGCGTCAACCTGCAAAAATTGATTCTAAACCAGAACCCAGTCTTAGCAGCACTGGTTCTATTAACGCAGCAAGCAAGGCGCTTGAAAAAGCCCGTGAAGCTTATGCAAAAGACCCAAGTGTAGCCAACTTTAAAAAGGTCGGCGAAGCTAAGAAAAAAGTAGCTCAATCCTAAAAGGAAACTAAAAAATGGCTAATTCATTTTCCAAGGATAAGATGGCGACCCTGTTTGAAGAAACAGCGGATACTACGTCACTTAACCTGACACTGTCTAAGAATTTAGACACTTACGATATGTCGGATATTGCCGACAAAGGTCGCACAACTGATTCCGATGGCTCAGGTGCTGATATTGAGTGGATTCCTCAAGAATACCGATTTAATGTTCAAGACGGCATTGAATCAACTTCTGGTGACTTCCAAGATCTTATTGATCGCAATATCCCAGTTCGCCGCAATAAAGCTAAGCGCATTCTAACTCAAATCAAAACCAAAGATTTGCGCGACCCTATGCGCCTAGAGCGTGCCAAGAAAGGCATGGCTAAAGATATTGCAAATGCGGTTGATGTTGTTGCTTATGACACAATGCGTGATCGTGCAAACATGACCGTGGCATTAACTGGCGACTTTGATTACGACGACGCAATCTTGGCAGAAAGCATGATGCTTAATAACGGCTTAGGTCGTTACGATAAAGAGCTATGCTTATCTATCCCTCACTATAATAAAGTAGCCCAGTCTCTTCAAACTGCTAGCCGTGAAGTTGCAGTGCGTGATGCATTAGAGCGCGCCCGTGTTCCGAACCTGTCAACCTTTAGTACTATGCGAGCCGAATACACCAGCAAGCTTGAAGGTAATACCTCGACTGGTCTATCGGTAAATGGCGCTCAATCTCACACTGTTAGCACTTATGATGCTTCTGGTGACTTCTATCTCGATAACCGTCAAATGACCTTGTTAGTGACTGGCTCAACGCCAACCACTATGCCAGTGGGCACTAAGTTTACCATCGCTGATGTCTATGAAGTGAACCCAGAAAGCCGTACAGAGAATGATAGCCTTCGTACTTTCACTGTAGTTGCCACTGGTACTGGTTCTGTTGTTATCTCCCCTGCAATTGTTGCAACTGGTGCCTATCAGAACTGTAGTGCTGCGGCTGGTGATACTAAAGCAATCACTATCTTGAATGTTGCGGACAACGCTGCATCGTTGTTCTACACCCCTGAATCTACTTTCTTAGTTCCGGGATATTTGCCAGTTGCTCAGAATGCTGGCGGTGTTGAAACCTTTGATGGCGTGACTGATAACGGCCTGCCAATGCGTATGACGTTCTGGTGGGATCCGCACAATGAAGCGCTTAACATTAAAACTCTTATTTTCTTTGACGTTGCAGTTGTTCATCCTGAGCAGGTCGGCGTTATCTTAGATAAGCAGGTTTAATCTAGGCGGCGGGTGTAAAAGCCCGCCTTTTTTTTGTTTAAGGGGTAAATTAATGAAACACGTTTTTAAAGCTGGCGGCGCATGGAAAGACCAAGATGGTTTTGAATACACTGTAAAATGTGTAAGCGGTGATCAGTACAATAAATTGCTTTCTAGTGGCTATCACAAGACATTAGAGTTAGCAAAAACCACTATCTCAGTTATTGATAATCATGATACTGGTGAGCAAATGGACTCAGTTGAGCGTAACGCTCGTGACCGAATTAATGAGCTAGGCGGTACTATTGGCGGTCGTGCCAAATTAGAAACGGTACTTGCTAAACTTGCTGAGCTCGAAGCGGCGGCACAAGAGGCAGAATAATGACAACTAAAGGCACGCTAGCAGAACGGGCGTTGGATAGCCTAGGTATCGGCGGCAACTACGAATCAGACATGATTGTACGCGCTATCGAGAATCTAGATGACATGATGCTATCTTGGGAGAATGACGGTGTTTTACTGGGTTATATCACCACTGAAACAACCGCTAACCCTAATGATGAATCAGGCATTGCTAGCCAGAATAAACAGGCAGTTATTTTAAACCTTGCCTGCCAGCTCGCACCTGTTTTGCGCCTGCCTTTAGATCAGCGCTTAGTTAGTCTAGCTAGTGCAGCATATAAAAACCTAATTCCAATCGCGCCGCCATCGGTAGCCGCTAATCCTTACATGCCATTAGGGCAGGGGAATACTTACGGATATGGAAATATTGGCAACTATCCAGAATTCCAGCAACAAGATGACGAAAACCTAACCACAGAACAATCGGTTGATCTATTGGTTGACCCATAGGTGATATATGACAAACGGCATTAAGCTAACAGGGTTAACCCAGCAAGATACAATAGATGATACGGCTTTAGTCTTAATTACAAATAAAGATAAAGTTAGCCGCTCAATTAGCTTTCTTAATTTAAAGAAAGGCATTACTAAAGGCGGTGTATCTGCACAAAAAAACCTAGACCCATCTCAAAGTGTCGGGTTGATTGATATCCAGAACGACAATATCGGGCTGGCTACTGTATCCGGTGGCAATCTAACGCTTGATATATCAAAACTACCTACTAATGTCCCTATTAATTCAGTTCGCTACGTTCGCAACGTCTCAGACCTTACAGGCGCATTGGATAGCAATGTGCTTTATATTGTCGACGGTATTATTGATATGGGGTCTACATCTATCGAAGTCCCTGCTGGTGGTTTAAATATCACAGGCTTTAACCCCAATGTATCCGGTTTGTTTACTTCTACTGCCAGCGCTACGCTATTCACCAGCCCTGTAGGTGGTAGTGGGGACTTATTCCTAGAAAACCTTTTAATACAAGCCAGTGGTACTAGCGCGAAAGTTTACGATATTAAAGATTCAAACTTTAGCCACGCGGTGGAGGTCCTATCTTGTATTTACAATGACTGCACAAGCCTAGGCAATATAGAGGATTACAGGCAGGGATTAGAAGACAACACGGCACGATTTGGCGGCACACCCGAGCTAACATTAGTTGGTAGCTGGTTAGGTGGCTTTCGTGCGACCACAACCATCGTTCGCGGCCTAGATTCAGGTATGAGTGGCTCTTTATTTAAAGCGGGCGCTGGGTTTACAATGGCTAGTCGCTTCTTAACTGATATGAACGCCGACCTTCCTGCTAATTGTTCATTGTCTGATTTTTCCCCGTCTAACTTTACACTACCCTCCACTATTCAAATTCAAGGCGCGATTGTAACAGGTGCTGCCAATGTAGGCCCAACCCCAAACCTCACCGCAGGTGAATTAGAGTGTGATTGGCGAAATAATATAGGCGTAGATAACACCTATGTAGGTGGTAGCACTAAAGTAACGACCGCAGTCCTAACCCCTGTTGCTGCAATCAACACCTATTATGATGTACTTGGAACGTTTACGGCTTCCGAGCTTCAACACTTTGATGCACCAGTAAGCGGGCAGCTTAGACACTTAGGTGCAAACCCAGTTAACTATAAGATTAACTTATTTTTTACCGTGGCTGGATCTGCTAACAATCTAATCAGCTTAAAAGTAGTAAAATGGGATGACTCTGCATCAGGCTTTGTTGATGTAGTAGCTCAGCAAAAACCAGTGCTAAACCTAACAGGCGGTACAGACGTTGCGTTCTTTAATATCATTAAGAGCGTTCAATTAGATCAAAATGATTACATTAAAATCCAAGTGGCGAATAATTCAGGCACGGCAGATGTAACAGTTCAGCTTGAATCATTCTATGAAATAACAGAGAGGTGATACTATGGCTAGCTACTCAATACCCATTCAGGACGGGACTTATGACACAGAATCAGGTGATGTAAGTCAAATAGGCCAGTTAAATACTGGCTTTGGTCATCAAATGTCGATTAAGTTAGCTAGCGGATCATCTATATCAGCAGGAAGTTTGCAGATATTCTGCAAGGGTAAAGGCTCAGATGCTTATGAAGAAATACCAGACTCACCAATTGATCTAACAGCAATTGTTACACCTATGTTTGAATTCAATACTTCTGATTATAGGTTTGTTGTTAGCGGCTCAGTCGGTAGCGGAAGAATACTTATAACTGACTTGGAGGTTTCTTAATATGTCAGGGCCTAGACCGATACGACCAACATCAGGCGGCGGCGCTGGATTAACCCCTGCACAGGAAGGTAATCTAAATGCCAATACGGCTGCAAGGCATACTCATGCCAACAAGGCCACGCTAGATGCAACAGAAGAAGCTTTCACTACCGCAATACTAAATGACCTTAACCAAAAGGTTGATTCTGATGGGGCAAAGCAGCTTTCAACTGAGGACTACACGACCGCAGAAAAAAACAAGCTTGGAAACATAACAGACAGCTTTAAAGGTTTCTTTGCTGATTCAACCGCTAGGGATGCAGTCGTAACAACACCTGCAAGCGGCTTTTATGTCATTCAGGATGATACAGACAGTGTTTGGTTTTACGATGGTGCGGTGTGGGTCAATACTGGCAATATATCAACTGGCGATATGTTAAAGGCTGTGTATGACCCGACAAGTGTTAGTGGTGATGCTTTCTCTATGGGAAGCATGGTCGAGACAGTATCGGCCAAGGTCTTCACCAGTACAGAAAGAGCTAAACTTTCTTCTTTAATTCAAATAGATCAACCAACGATTGATAGGATACCAGCTCAAGAGGTGGTGATTGGTACTGGGGCGACAGAGATTCCCGCCAATGATAACCTAAGCTCAGCAGTATGTGGTACAGCTTCGTTTTCAGGAGATGTTTATACATTTACACCAGTGGGCACAGGTTTTAGACCGTTGCAGGCTGGTATGTACTTGAGTTTCAAACTTCCTAGCGGATCTGCAAACACTACAGCTACGCCGGATATTGACTATAATGGCTCGGCTTATGTCATCAAATGGATTAATGGAAGCGCCTTGGCAGCTGACGACCTAGACGAAACCTACAACAAGCAGCCTATCCTGTTTTACTTTGACGGCACGGATATGCTGATTGCTAGTGATATTAGTGGGAGTAATGCAAATGGCGGATGGGTAAAGCAAACCGATGGAGTGCTGCGATGCTTTAAACAAAGTGCCGCCAGCTATGCTACGAGTTCAGCGCAAGGAGCTGGTTTTGTAAATAATGGTGAGACATTCACTTTTCCTAAAACTTATACAGCCACGCCTGTGTTGTCCCCAACTTTAAAAAATGGTTCAGGTTCCTCTGCTTCTGGTGCGTATGTTTTTGGATTGTCTACAACAGGTGTAACTATTGGCGGAAGCGGCTTTGTAAATACACTTACATTTTCTCCGGGCTATAACGCAACTGGCCGGTGGTACGAATGATAACCGTACTCCGCATTCTAGAATTGACAGCCATCGCGCTGTTTGTTCTGTTTTTAGCTTTAATTTTGAGCAAACATAAACAGGTGTTATGATATGCAAAACAATCATAAGTTTGAATTATGCAAGAACTACCATTAAACGGTTTTTATAGTAGCGAGAGCCGCAAATTAAC